TTTTATCTGAACAAGGGTTAAATGTTGACCAATGTAAAGATTATAAACCATTGAATTCAAATATAAATGTTACACCTGTAGTTGGTGAAATTGTAATTGGTGTTAAATATCTTAGTAAATATTATTATACTTCAACATTAAATGTTCTTGGTAATCCAGCACACAATCCACAATTTGGTCTTAGTAAATTAAATTATAAAGATACATTGGTTTCAAAGGATGATTATGAAACACCAAATTCAGATGATTCTGGAACAGAGATGGGTTATTACTTTAAAAAGAATGAGGATGCAAGAAAGATTTTACCACATGAAGGTGATGTAATTTTTGAAGGTAGGTTTGGAAACTCAATAAGAATTGGTAGTGATATTAAAAATGATAATGAAGATTCACCAAATATTATTTTAAATGTTGGACAAAGTAAAGATGAATTTCCAAATGAAAAACAACCAGTAGAAGAAAGAATTGATACAGATGGTTCGAGTGTATATTTAACTACGAACCAAAAATTAGAATTTACACCAGCAGTTGAAAGTAAAGTAGTTACAGGACCTTATGAAGGTAAAAATATTTTATTAAGTTCGGATAGGATTATATTTAATAGTAAGAATGCTGGTGATATTGCAATGTTTAGTAGTAATAATATTTCTGTAGGAGCTGTTAAAGAAGTGGTGGTTGAATCACCAGTAGTTAAAGTTGGAAGTAATGATGCCTCAGAACCACAAGTATTAGGTAATAAACTTGAAGAGGCTATAAATGATATTATAAGTATATTAGAATCAGGTTTGATATGTCCTACAGGTAATGTGACCGTTGTTCCAGGAGCTGGTACATTGGCTTCATTAAAAGTAAAATTACCAGGTATAAAAAGTGCAAAACATAGAATTGATAAGTAATGAAGAATGATACTATTAAAGTTATTTTAAGTACGATAACGGCATTAACTGGTATAGGTGGAACATATAAAACTATGGAAGATAGAGTATCTACTTTAGAAGAAAGGTTACAGAAACAAGAACAAATATTAAGGGTTGAGATTGAGGTTCAGAAAATGAAACAAGACCAAATAATTGATGAGTTGAAATCAAAAGCAAAAATGGATTCATTACGATTTGCATCAGAGATGATTCAACAAGAATATTTAATTAAATTACAGGCTATGGAATAGATTAATGAGTTGGGATATTTTTCGTGCACAATATAAACAAGCTTTTGCAGATGAATTTAAAAGTAAAAAATCCGCAAAGGCAATTGCTGATGCATATGATAAATGTGTTAAAACAGGATTAAGTGGACTTGGAACTGCAATCCCAGCACCATTAACTAATGGTAATAAAGATGCATTAGAAAAAATGTTAAACTTATCTGAATTAACTTTTGGATTGTTTAAATTTTCTATGGCACTTGATGTTGGATTAAAATTATATTGGTTGGGTGCTACCACAGCAAGTGGTGCAACAATAGTTGTTCCAGGTGTTACATCGGCATTTATTGATAAAGAAGGTGAAACTAATGAAAACATTGAAGAGTTTATTGAACAATTAATTAGAGCATTTAAAACACATATGAAAACAATTACAGGAGCAACCACAAGTGCACCACCTTTAGTATTTGCTGGATATTTAGTATTAGATTCTGATACAGATAATGATACTTTCTCAGATGTGGTTGAACAAGAATTTGGAACAGACCCAGAAGATAGGTTTGATTTCCCGATAACATAGTTACAAATTGAAATAGGAGTTAAACATGAACAAAAAACAACTAATAAAAATAATTGAATTAGTAGTTCGTAAAGAAGTTAAAAAACAAGTGAACGAGATATTTATTAATGAGAATAAATCTGATTCTTTAAATCTAAAATCACTTACAGAAGAGGAATTGAAACAACCGATTAGAAAAAAACAAACTCGTAAAAAAGAACCAGTTCAGTATTCATCTAATCCAGTTTTAAATAAAGTTCTTAATGAAACAGTCGGTGGACTTGAAGGTAAGGGAGAACAAGATGAATATCCTACATTAGGCGGTGGAACTTTCGACTCAAGTCGTATGACTGAAATGTTAGGATACGGAGCAGATAATAAAGAAGTTCAAAGAGAAGTTGGTGCAGTTCAAACAATGAAAGAAGCAGGAGTTACTACAGACCAAGTACCTGAAAGTTTAGTAAATGCATTAACAAGAGATTATAGTGATTTAATGAATCACTCAAAAATGAAAAGTAAAAAATAATGGCAGATACAAAAACAAGAAGAGCTGATTTAATTGATATTGGTGCTATAAAACCAGATGAACAAGATTTTCCATCTGTAAGAGCATTAAATTCTGATGCGGATTCTTTTTTTGGATGTACTTTTCCACTAACTTATACAAAATTTGGTGGAGCTACTGGTGGATTTTTTCCAAGAGCCTCTACATTGAAAGAACAGGCTTATTCAAATTTAAAAAATTTGTTATTAACAATGAAAGGTGAAAGACTTGGTGAACCAGAATTTGGTAGTGACTTACCAAGCTTATTATTCGAACCAAATACTAATGTAACATCTGATAGTGTAGAAGAAGCAATTCGAGAAGCAGTAGGTATTTGGTTAAATTATATAGAGATTCAGAATGTATATGTTACAAGAGATGATTATAATGTTAATGTTCAAATAGAATTTAGTGTAACTTTGGATGACCCCGATGCCATCGAGGTGTTAAACATATCAGTTGCAGAAGCAACATAGGAGTTAAGTAATGGCAGATGCAGATTATGGAACAAATAAAAAAGTAGATAAAAAAGATGTAAGTTATCTTGGAAGAGATTTTTCATCTATTAGACAAAATCTTATAGAGTTTGCAAAAACTTATTTTCCAAATTCATATAATGATTTTAATGAATCATCACCAGGAATGATGTTTATTGAGATGGCTGCATATGTTGGTGATATGTTGTCATTTT